CAATTTGCCCATTGAACAACAGAGTCTGGTATTCCGTCTGAAAAAACGTGCAGAGATCCGTAGACAAATTGCACACCGCAAGAGTGTTGCAGAAGGCAAGACTGATAGACTTGCTGATCTACTAGACGAAGCAGCCAAAGAGATTCTGATATTGCAGTCAACGTTGGCTGAAGCAACCAAGCATACCATTGGAAGGGACAACTTTCAACCATGAACGAACGAATTAAACTACTTGCTGAGCAATGCCAACTCAAATCATACGGCATCAATGGCGAACTGCTTGATGTTGATTTTGATGAGGAAAAGTTCGCCGAGTTGATTGTGGCGGAATGTCGTGATATGTTTGTAGTTGGTAGCGTTAGTTGGAATCTATTGAATGATAAATTAGAACATTTTGGAGTTGAAGAACATGATCAAGCTGCAAGGTAAATTGCCGCGAGAAGTATACGTTGCCTGTAGTGGCGGCGTAGACAGTATGGCGGCTGTTGACTTTCTAAGACGAAACCATGATGTGTTTGTGTTGCACTTTAACCACGGTACTACACACGGTCATAAGGCTCTAGAGTTTGTAGGCAACTATTGTGCAGACAACGACATTAAATTTTTAATGAACGGTCTATATCTAAGTCGCAAAAAGAACGCAGATGAAAGCCAAGAAGAATACTGGCGTTGGATTCGGTATGATTGGTTAGAACGTTGTACTGAGCGACAGGTTATTACAGCACATCATCTAGACGACTGTGTAGAAACTTGGGTGTGGAGCAGCATGCACGGACAAGCTAAGATTATCCCCTACAGTCGTAACGATAGAATCCTGCGTCCGTTTCGCCTCACTCGCAAGCGTGATCTAAAACTTTGGGCAAGTCTAAACAATGTACCCTACATTGAGGATGACAGCAACACAGATGTATGCTACACTCGTAACTATATTAGACATGAGATGATGCCTCATGTATTGCGAGTAAACCCCGGTATTCATAAAACTATTGCAAAGAAAGTTAGAGACGATGAGCAAACCAATCGAACTCAGTCACTCGCAGTGGAACAACCTCTATCAACAACTTTGCCAAGACTATCCCCGCAGTGTAATGTTGATACGCAGTCGTATGCAAGCAAAGTTAGGATTTACTAATCGTGAATATAAAGACTGGGACGACAGCATAGGCAAACGTGGCGACCACAGTAAGAACTGCGTTATGCTGGACTTCTACAGTGAATCAAAACGTACATTCTTTATGATAAAATACAGCGATTGCATCCAAAAAAGAGGTTGACGTGCGTGTATAATATGCTATAATAACTATATAGAAACAAAAGAAATCTACAAATGAAAGCACAAACACCAGCAGAAGGCATTCTTTTAATCAAAGATTGGGGTGCATCGAGGATGTATAAAGCTGTATGTGGCTGCGGCGATGACGATTGCACTCACACAATAGACATCGAAGCAGATGATTGCGCAGTGTCTGTCACGGTTTATACACGGACACGAACTAACTTTTGGTCTATGTCACGGTGGTCACATGTTTGGCAGTTGTTGACTAAAGGTCACGCTGATTTTGAAACTAGTATTGTGTTATCCGAGCAAGCAGCTCTTAACTATGCCGAAACACTAAAGAAAGCAGTAAATGATGTCCAAAATTTCAAAAAGCCCTAATCGTAACTCTTTCCAAAAAGAAAAGTTTCTCGAACGACGTGCCGAAGAGGGACGGACTCCGGACAATGATCCAGACACTCAATCCATGGTTGACTATTACGAAAGCTGGAATGTGTCTGCGGCCGAACAAGAAGCTGATCCTGAGTGGCAACGGAACAATATGGAATATGACATGCGCTCAACAGATTGGTTCCTTGCCAAGGCTCGTGCTAGAGAAGGTTATGCTCAAAATGTTTATGCAGCCATTTGTAATAATGACTTTCAAAAACTAGATGTTATTCTAATATTAAAAGAAGAGACTTGGGGAGCTTCGTGGCGCAGCGCCGGAGGTATTGTAGCCAACATGCGACAGGAAGGTGACTATATTAATTGGTACTGCTCGGGCATAGGCGATGGATTGGGCAACGGCGATGCTGACAGAACTAAAGGTTATGTACCTGAAGGATATGTTACTGACGAAATCAGATCGGATCTCCAACGTCTCGGCTGGGTATTGGTGCCTGGTGGAGATTGGGAAAACTTTGAAAAGGAATAGGGTCAGACCCTTTTCTCTTGACAAACGTTCGCATTTAGCTTATAATATACTATAGGAAGCAACAAGCGAGTTTAAAATGTCATCTAAATATTATCATAATTGGAATCTACGCAACAGCAGTCTTGCTCAGACTCTTGAACACTATCTGATGCGTGGATATCAGCCTGGCGGCTTTACTACAGCAGTACTTGCTGGGGACTTATTTGGTGCAGTTGGACAAGCTGATCATTGGAACAAGCCTGCTATTGGAGAAATTGCAGCAGTAGTTGTTAATACTTGTCCTAGTGCTGCAATGGGTAGTTATGCTGCTGTTGAAGACTGGTGTGCTAACAAAGACCAGCGTCGAAGCAAATATGTAACTTGGAAATTGTTACATGATCCAATAACACAATCGTACGATGAAGAAGTACCGTATTAAAAGGAATAGATGATGACTACATATAAAACAACTATTTTGCAAGTTTCGATACATCTTGAGGATGCAAATCCAATTTTTGGAGAAGGCAACACCTATGTTAGTATAAATGATGAATCAGGCGGACCGTTCCTTACTATTGAGCAACAAGACGACAGTAATAAACCCGGAAAAGTTCAAATGGACTATGAAGAATTTATGGCAGTTGCAGAAGCAGCCAAAATGCTGATGCATCAAATGTACATTGAGAAGGCAGCACAAGAATGAAACAAATTGATAAAGCGTATCAATACAAAGTAACTCGAGAGTATAACAAGTCCGAATTTGACAGCCATATAGGAAGCAAGCTACTAACATGGCTTGCTAATAAAGACTATGATTTTGAATTTGAAATTACATATCCAAGAGGCCAACATCTTGATGCTAACTATTACTTCAAAGATAGTAAACAAGCATTCCACTTCGAGTTAACAGTATGAACATTCAACATTATCCATTATTTGACACAAAGAAAGTAATCAAACACTACCAAGAGAAGGACCAAGTCCCTATCACGTATATCTGTACAACTGACCTTAACGCTAGCGATCGCCCTGTTGATATTTTCTATAGGCAAACTCCTCATCCTGAGTTTGGCAACCGTTATTTTGGGATGTTCATTAATTTTAACCATGGCGGTGTAATGATTTGCGCTGCAGACCAAGTTGAAGGTTTAGAGTTTGGTATGATTGACGTAGATGGTAAATACTACTACAGTCAATCACATCATGATTACAAGGTAGTAGGTGAGAAAATGATTGACGGTGGCCGTGAGTACATTCGTACTAGCGGTTCAGTAGACGTATTTAAGATCCAAGATGGCAAATTTGTAAAACACGAATATGCCCCAGAGTAAATGATTTTACCATAAGGAGAATAGAATGTCAAATCATAAAAGATCCGCACAAGTAAGTTTCGACGATTCCCTAACTAAAGATGATTACGGATTAATTGTTAGTAAAGACGGTGAACTAAAGGGAATTTTTATTCCAGATGGCGCAGATGATGCAGATGAAATTCCAGAAAGCATTGTAGCATTATGCAGTCGATATTTCAATATTAATCCTAATGCTAAAGAACACGAAGATCAACCAAGGCTTCACTAATGACCCCGCAAGAACAATCCGATCATAAGAACAGCTGGAAGCCGGGCTTTATTGTCCGGCTTCACAGCGATCTAGATGTACAAGGTAAAACTTGGTGCAAACGTAATGTAGAACGCCATCAATGGAGTTTTACAACCTACACAGATGTATATGAGCATACATTTCATTTCGAACTAGAAGAACAAGCTCTTACATTTGCACAACAATTTCCAAACTACGTTAATTAATAGTTGACACATTAGAAAATATCTGTTATAATTAAGTTAATATTATATTAATAAGGAGCTTAAAATGAAAATTGGATTAAGTTACAGTCGTTGTATTCGCGACATTGTTGATGGTAAGGTAGCATTACGAGATGTGCTGGTAATTGTTGCTCGCACAGATTTTGATCCGCGTAACGACGAGCAGTGGCTTGGTATTTGGGAAGGATATGGCGGCGGTCAAACGTTTGGTAGTCCGTACAGCAATCCCGAATGGATAGATTACCTTGTTGAAGATGAGCAGAAGTTCCGTGACGTTACACTAGAGTTATACAACTCAGGCAAACTGCACCAACCGCGACAGTTTGGTGCTTGCGCCACTTACCGCTTGAACTATTACTGGCTAGACTGTGTAGTTCCGCAAAATGAGATGACACCTGCACAACAAAAAGCGTGGGACAACTATCAGCTTATTACCGGGCTGACAAAAACGCCTGTAGCATTTAACAACAATTTCTAATGACATTAATCAACGCAAAAACGGATCACTACTTGAACTTTATCAAGGATGATCCAGTGCGTCCGCACTTGCAAATGGTGTGGCGTATTAGCAACGGTCGTGAAGTGTATGCTCTTGAAGATGAAGAAGGCGAACTACGAGCAATGATTTGTGTTGCGTATACGAAAGAAGTGCCCAAGGACGAAGGTGAGTTAGATCGGTTGAGTTGTGACGACGGTTACATTGCAGTCTTCTACACGGTGTGGAGTTATGCCAAAGGTGCAGGACGTGATATGGTGCTAACTGTAGCCAAGCATATCAAAGAAACTAAGCCAGTTAAGCGTTATGTAACACTAAGCCCGCAAACTGAAATGGCTCGTAAGTTCCATTTAGCAAACGGTGCAACAGTACTACAAGTTAACTCAATGTCAGTAAACTATGAATATGCTATGGAGTTACTATGACATTACCTTATGAACGCTATCATGCTGTAACACGAACTGAGCAGTTCTTAAAAGAACTGTGCGATCCTAAGAAAACGCCCCGTGTACCTAAAGATATAAGACAGCAAGCATACCATTGCTTACATCACTATCCTAGCAAGCAGAATATGGACGTTGCAGCAACATTGTCGCCCACTGTGTTTGAAACAAACGATCCTATAGATAAATTAACATTACTAATTTTAGATTACGAAGAAGGTAGAAAATGATTACACTTAAAGAATGGATGGAAATAGTTGATTACCGGATCACTGAAGGCAGTATCTATAATCTCTACAGTCCTAATGCATATGCACTCAGCTCCTGGAATGGCGAGCATGATGGTTACAGTATGGAAATCATCTTTGATAATAAAACACACGTTGTATACTGTGTAGAAGCCTGCGACTTTAAGAATAACCGTGCGTATCGTGTGGTCAATCCTGAATACACAGGAGTTGATAAATTCGCGCAGGCGTGGGATGGTACTAACTGGATTGACCTAGATGTTGATGATGACTTTATCCAAAAGGCGTTAGCTATCAAGGCTGGTGAAGATTACGACACTCGTGTTATTGTTCCAATTGAAATTCCTGATGCAGATCTGTTAGTCTACATGAAAATTGCACACGAACGTGATATTACATTTAACGAACTTGTAGAGACTGCACTTAGGGAAGCAATTGAAAAATATTGTATAAACGATATGCCTGCACCTAGTTGAGATGAAGTAATGCAACAGAAGGTTACGAAAACGAAGGGTACAGCGAAAACACTGGATGGAACCCTAATATTGTATTAGAAGTTTAATAAGAACATAAAAGAAGGAAAAGATTAATATGCCAGATAATATCAAGTTTAATTTAAAGCAAAGTCCACTAACCTATGTAGGGGAATTTGATCAAGCAATTCGCGGCGCACTGACTGATGTATATTCAGCAGACCAAGTGTCAACAGATAAGTTTATTGCGAATTTTAATAACAGGTACAACACACATTGTGACCAATCAGACGCAGCCCGAGCATCGAGGGCTAATAGCGGGCGGCCACCAGGAATGCCGCCACTGAAAAACGGGCGCTGTATTGTAGCAACTGAATTGGCCAAACAACGACTGTGGACAAAAACAGAATACGCTGATCTAGAACGCTGGGGTACAGAAGTATTAGACGACACTTGGTACGGTCGTGCATTCCATCGCGGATACCCTGTGGTGGCGCAACATACATTTGTACCAGCAGTTAAAAAATCCAGCTCATTACGTGCCCGGTACTTTAAGTGGACATTTGAAAATGCCATTAGTCTTATGCGTGGTAAATCATTCTCTATTCTTAGCGTACCTGGTTCTGTTTTTTGGATTAGTGTCATGTTTATAGTTGGTGTGTTTATAAGGCAGAACAGGCATGAACAAACGAATTGAAGAACTTGCTCTACAGGCGGGGTACAAACCGTTACATGGGTTTGATTTTGCGAATACGTTAGAAGAAACCTATTTGAAAAAGTTTGCAGTGTTGCTCATTGAAGAATGTGCCGAACTCAACAGGAAACAAAGTTACAACATAATGGGTGTGTTGGTGGATATGGCAGAACCCAACGCAGAGTTTGACCGGGTGTGCTTGAACACAGTGAACCATGTGCAAGCATACTTGAGCGGCGACGCCTTGAAACAACATTTTGGAGTTGAAGAATGAGAAATCTAGCAATTGCTGAAATTTTAAAATTGATGCAACTCCTGCCCATCCATTACGACATTAAGCCGTGGGATCAATGGAGTAACCGAGACTTGTTAGAGTTTTACGGTAATTTGAGAATTGATGTGGAAACAGAGGAATATTGATTATGGCAACCAAAAAGCAAAAAGAAGAACTGATGCAAACGCTCAAGTTCACACCACGCACATACACATTGATGCTGTCCGGATACGGCGGCGAGATTGTTTTAGGAAGTGTGCCCCGTGAACAATATCAGTACTTTGTTGACAACGACATTGACATTGAAGAATTTGCGTGCGGCGGCGATGACCAAGCAGAAGTTCCAGAAGAAATGCAACCGTTCGAACCTGGCAGCTGGCACGAGTGTGATGATGTTGCACACGAATCTGGATGTGAGCTAAGTGAGCACAACTACATTACTGTAACTGATGAAGTTGGTAAACAGCACTGGCAGTCTAACTTAGGCTATGCAACACTGGAAGAAGCCGGAGTTTCATTTGACGAGTCAGACGAGTACTTGTGCGAGGACCGCGAGGACAGAGAAAATACAGTGGGCTTTGTTGGCCAAAGTACTGAGAAGGGTTGCTTCTTTGAAGGCAATTTAGAACTCACTGCACCGTTTGATCCTGCAAAACTTGCAATCAGTTACATCGATATCGAAGGCTGGAGTTTGATCGGTGGTGTTACATATGATGGTATTGATATTGAAGGACATGATGGATACGACACTAGTGGCAAAGGTTCAGAGTTTAAATTTTACGACACTGACAAATGATGAAAAAATCTATTATGAAAAAGTTGCTGAACAGTCTGTAACCCGCTTGCGAGTGGATATGGATGGAGCAACGAAACTTGTTAGAATTTTACGGTAAGTTAAGAATTGATATTGAAACGGAAGAATATTATGAAGATTAAGATTGGAAACTATACAAATTGGTTTGGACCCTACCAACTAGCAGAAAAATTGTGCTTCTGGGCTAAGCCTGTAGAAGGCGAATACGGTATAAAAAGCAAACCTGGCTGGGTGCACAACTTTGGTGAATGGTTAGCACACGGCAGCGTAGAGCCCGACGCAAAAGTAGGTGATATTACCAGCTGGAATCGTGAGCGTCACACCACTTTATTATCAAAGTTGTTGAGTTGGATTCACAGCAAGCAGCATCGTACAATTGAGGTACGCATAGATCGATGGGATACTTGGAGTATGGATCATACTCTTGGCTACATCATCCTACCTATGCTTGTACAACTAAAAGCAACTAAACACGGTGCTCCTTATGTTGACTCGAAGGATGTGCCCAAAGAACTACATGGCAAGAAACTTACCAAGGAGCAGAAAAACCAAGGTGAAGTTGACAACAAACATTTCGAACGCTGGGACTGGGTGCTGAACGAAATGATCTTTGCTTTTGAAACTAAGGTAGGCGACGACCGTTGGGAAGAACAGTTTGAAACTGGAGGAAGTGATCTACAGTGGAAGACACTTGAAGGCGGCATGAGCCAAATGATTGACGGTCCTAATCACACCAAAGTATATGATTGGGAAGGGCGCAAGAAATACCAAGAACGTATTTCAAACGGGTTTAGATTGTTTGGAAAATATTTTGAGAATTTGTGGGATTAGTCTGCTAGCACTTGTACTAACAGGATGTTCTACAGCAATAGCAATAGTAGACGTTACTGCTAGTACAGTAATATATGCTGGCAAAACAGTAATCAATACTGTTGACGCTATCACACCAAATATAGTAAACGATTAGGCACTCTCTAGGCACATCAGAACCCCATTTGGTCGAGGCAGCTCGACTCGCTAAAATCCTGCCGAGGTAAAGCTCGTTGCCGGTGGAGTAGCGTGTTCACCCCTTTGCGTCAAGCAAACATCTCCTAAACACTATAACACCTAGGAACGAGGTTATAGATAGCATACGTGCTATGTCAGTGCAGGTAAGGAAAAGACTAGAGTCCTTGGAGATGCATTTAAAATACCTGTTTCCAAAGTCTATGGCTGGATACGACTCACATGAAGTTATCCAAAAGTTAGATGGGACCTGTGAAGGTTCCGTCTGACTGAAATGATCTACATGAAATTATATTAAATCATTATTAAGAAGACAAAATACGATATGGCGATTAGCCATAGAGTTGTTTCGTGCAAACGAAACAATAATAGTTGACAATGATTCATAATGATAGTATACTAAATAAACAAATAAGATTGAGATTATTATGACTGGTATGTTTGATATTACTAATCCACAAGTTAAGGTATTAGTAGAACTTGCAAAAGAATGTGCGATATCTGATCCAATTGATTGGGGTGTATTGAGCATAACAGAAGACCAGGCCTATGTAATGATGGCAGCTCATGTGCTAGAAATGGAAAGAAATAACTTGACAGATGCAGCAATCATTGTTAAACTAATGGTAGAGAACTTTGTTTTGAATCTCAAACTGTTAGGAAAAAAATGAAAACTGTATTTGATAAAACAGCAATATTAACTAATACTCGCAATGCACAAAGCGTAGAAGCAGAAGTTGACGACGTGCGTGAGCACGATTCACTAAATGCATTCGTTGCAAACACTAAAATCCATATGAAATGGAACGGTAAAATTTACGTAGGTAATATAGCAGGTATGGAATTTACCACACTTGGACCAAAACAACATACAACTAAACAAGGAAGATATTAATATGCTAGTACCAATGGTAGTAGAACAAACCTCAGCTGGCGAACGTAGTTATGATATTTATAGTCGCTTGATGAAAGACCGTATCGTTATGCTTAACGGTCAAGTAGAAGATAACATGGCTAACTTGATTGTAGCGCAGATGTTGTTTCTAGAGTCAGACAATCCTGACAAAGACATTAACTTGTATATTAATAGCCCAGGTGGTGCAGTAACAGCAGGTCTTGCAATTTATGATACTATGCAGTACATCAAATGCGATGTGCGTACTATTGTAATGGGCCAAGCGTGTAGCATGGGTTCATTCCTAGCACAAGCGGGTACAGCAGGCAAGCGGGTAGTACTACCGGAGAGTCGTACAATGATCCACCGTGTTAGCTCAGGCACACGCGGCACTAGCGGTAGTGTACATGTACAAGAACTACAGTTTGAAGATGCTATCCGTTCAATGGAAGAGTCAAAGAAAATCAACGTTCGTTTGACAGAACTGTATGTTCGTCATAACTCAAAAGGTAAACAGTATGCTGAACTGTTTGAAACTATGAAGTTTGACACATTCTTAAATGCAGCTGAAGCAGTTGAGTATGGTCTTGCTGATATGGTTGTAGATAAACGATAAAAGGAAATATAAATGTACGCAACAACAAGTTATAGAGACGCTTCTGCAATCAATGAAGCAATGGGCAGAGTTTATTCTCAGATGGGCATTGCTGTGTTTATCAGCATGCTGGTCAGTTACTATGTAGGAACTAGCCCAGAGCTATTGCAATTCTTTTTTACAGGAATGCTAAAATGGGTGGTTATATTTGCACCATTAGCCGCAATCCTTGTGATGAGTTTTGCCAGTGCTAATTTCAGCAAGTCGGGACTACAGATGTTTCTGTATGCGTTTGCTGGCTTAATGGGATTGAGTTTTGCTACAATCTTTGCAGTCTACACAATGGGCAGTATCTTTACAGCCTTTATGGGTGCAGGGGTGCTGTTTGGCACTATGAGCATTTACGGATATTTTACTAAAAAGGATCTAAGCTCAATGGGACAGATGATGATTGTAGGATTAATTGCAATTATTATTGCCAGTGTTGTGAACATCTTTATTGGTAGTACACTAATGCAGATGGTTATCTCAGCTATTGCTATCATTGTGTTCTTGGGCTTGACTGCATATGACACACAGCGTATCCGTGAAATGGTAAGTGTAGGTGGCGACACCGGCAAACAAGAAGTCATGGGCGCACTAACACTGTACCTAGACTTTATCAACTTGTTTATTCACTTGCTACAACTATTTGGAAATAGGAAATAAAAATGTCTATTAAGTATGAAGATCACGTTCCACAACCTAAAGACCCTAGTAAGTTCCACTTTTATGTAAGTCTTGCTAAAAGTGCAGTACGTATTGCTGCAGGTGGATTTTTAATTATGGGCAACTTTGTAGTTGCAGGTGCTCTGCTAATTGCAGCAGAAGTATTAGGTATTGTGGAGGAACTATGACAGAGGTCCAAGATACAGTAGCAGCTCTTAAAGGTATCCCAACACGAGAAAAACTGATGGAGATGCTGCGCAAGGAAGTAGTTGAAGTAACATTCCTAAAACTTGACGGTGAGGAACGCAGGATGCCTTGCACTCTTAAGCCAAGCCTGCTACCAGCAGTTGCTAAAGAAGATCCGCTAACACAAAAGAAGGTTCGCGAGATTTCAGACAAGGTTATAGCAGTATGGGCAGTTGGATCGAACGGCTTTCGTAGCTTTCGATACGATCGTGTAACTAAGGTAGAAGTTTTACTTAACATGTGTATACTTGAAACAACAAGTAACGGTTGACAGCAGCCTCTTTCTATTGTATAATGGTAATATAATAAAGCAATAGAAAGAGGCACATATGAAATATAACGATAAAGTAATACTTACAGATGTAGATGGTTGTCTACTCAATTGGGAATACGCCTTTATGTGCTGGATGGAACAGCATGGACACACTGCGATTGAAGGTGGTAATCTGTTGTATGATATAGCGCAACAATATGATATCACACAAAGTCAAGCATGGCAACAGGTTAAAATTTTTAACGAGAGTGCTGTAATGGGATTTCTTCCTGCATTGCGTGATGCAATATACTATGTTAAACGTTTGCATGAAGAACATGGATATGTGTTCCGTTGCATTACAAGTATGAGTCTTGATCCTAATGCTAAGAAACTACGCCAAATGAACTTAGAAAAGTTGTTTGGTAAAACAGCATTTGAAGAGCTCGTGTGTTTGGATACCGGAGCAGACAAAGACGATGCACTTGCACCTTACAAAGATAGTGGCTTGTGGTGGATTGAAGACAAGATGTCAAACGCAGTTGCAGGACTTAACGTAGGATTGCGTCCGATATTAATCGAACACGGTTTTAACATGAACGACACTGTACCACCAGGTATTACTAAAGTTGTTAACTGGAAAGAAATTTATCATCTAATCATTAACTAATAGTTTTATTGTCAAATGGCTAAATAAATTATAACAAAGGAAAGTAAGTTCAATGAAACTAACGCTAACAACAGTAGAATATTCGACACTAGGATCAAGTAATCCAGGTGCGGATGTCTGCGGGGTTTGCAAAGTTAAGTAGAACGTACTACTAAATTTTACAAGCCCTTAGCAGAAATGTTAGGGGCTTTTTTTATGGAGGCACACTATGACAGCAGAAGAATACTGGAAATGGATACATGCAAATGTTCAATAAAGGCAAAAAAACAGTTGACAGAGTGAGAAAGTTCGCATATACTAGTGACATACTGTAGCAATACAGCAGGCAATAGGTTAAAAAGTGTTGTAAAAATACAACAAAAAAGTTAGGAAATTAGTTGACATGTTCATCGTAACATGTTATAATGAATACATAGCAACAAAGAACAGTAGTTTAGAGTTGCTAAGAAGATTAAAAATAACAGTTGACATGTTCATTGTAACATGTTATACTAAACACTAGTAAGCAGCAATGCTTGCACGTTCTTTAACAATTTAGATACAATATTTTAGTGCTAGTCGCAAGGCTAACACTGTAAGTAGAGTGGTGTATGCACCAACATACACCACTAAACTCTGCTTACACATACACACAAATGCTTAGGCCAGGCAGATGTAGCGGATTACAGCTGGGCTCAAAGTTCAGTGGGCAGGTTCAATTCCTGTGAGTGTGTATTTGTAAGCAAAGTTTATTCCTCAGTAGCTCAGTTGGTAGAGCGCACCATAAATTTAGTTTTATTCCACGAGAGCCGCCGGGTGTGGCAGCAGACTGTTAATCTGTGTCGAAAGACTAGCTGGGTTCGAGTCCTAGTCGTGGAGCCCTTGATAAATATCTATATGTATAAATGTATAGAATGTAGTAAATCTTTTGCCAGTATTATGGCACTAAGTGGTCACAGTTTAAAGACCCGTTGGTAGTTTGGAAACGAACAGAACTGACGGAGATGAAGTTAATATAGTGAGTTGGATGAGAGGTTTAAATCAGCACCCTGCTAAGGTGCAGTTCGTAGTAATATGGGCCGTGGGTTCAAATCCCACACTCACTGCCAGCCGTAAGGGTCACAGGGTTCGACTCCCTGACGCTCCGCCAAATATTATACTCTGGGTTACCCGAAGTATAATTATAAACTCTCCCTTGTATACGGAGTATAATGTTATAAGTAGTATACAACTAAATTTAGGTCTTAAAGTGTTCACGGACGCACACGACACTGTCACTGTCGAAGAAGGGGATCGTTACCCCTTAAGACCGCCAAGTTAGTATAAGCGGGATTCGTAAAATGGTATTACCTTAGATTTCCAATCTAAAGTCAGGAGTTCGATTCTCCTATTCCGCTCCAGTTTTAAGTATACAGCACAGTCTGTATGATAAGTAAAATATGGCCCCGTTAGTTAAATGGTATAACTGCTGTTTTGTAATCAGCGGTCGGCAGTTCGATTCTGTCACGGGGCACCATATAAAAGCACACTCAAAGACTCTACATAGTAGAGGAACCGGTTAGCTCACCGGACATTTGACGAGCACGAGTGTGTCAGTAGAGTAAAATGCCCCGGTGGTGAAATTGGTAAACACAGCGGTCTTAGAAGCCGTAAGCTGAGAGTTCGAGTCTCTCCCAGGGCACCAATATTTTTAACAACAAAAGGAACATATGAATGACAAGACACATAGCCGAATAGGACTTCTTGACAACGAGAAAATTGTTGACAACATCGGAAATAGGTTTACTATGGTAGTTATTGCTTCGCAAAGAGCAAGAGAGCTTGCAAGGCAACATAGATACAAAGATGATGGTACTCAATTTAATGCTCCTATTTCGGCATTGCTTGAAATTCAAAACAGTCAAATTGGCTTAGAGTATATTCGAAAAATTAGATAACTCCGATTGGTGAAATGGTATCACTCTTGGTTTGGGACCAAGGAGCGCAAGTTCGATTCTTGCATCGGAGACCAAAATTGGGGGTTTAGTGCTAATGGGAACACGCTGCCTTTGCAAGGCAGAGTTAAGGGTTCGATCCCCTTAACCTCCACCATTTACTATGTCAATGCAGGCTTGCTAGCGGTACAGACATCAAGGCGTCATGTCATTCCGTAGCGAGGTTCAATTCCTCGATTGATACCACCTTATAATGCGGGAAGGGTCCGGTCACCACTCCGGTCTCATAAGCCAGGAGCATCCCAGGTTCGAATCCTGGACCCGCTACCAATAAGGAAGTTTGGCTGAGTCCGGTTTATGGCACTAGTCTTGATTTATAGATTTGATAAATAATGTATAGGAGAAATATATGTTATTTTGCAAACACTGTAATAGAGAGTTCAAAAACGCTGGGGGTCTTGGATCACATGAACCTTTCTGTAAATTAAACAAAGACAGAGTTCAGAGAACAAGATCGCCTTTAGCTGGTGCTAAAAAAGGATGCATACCCTGGAATAGAGATCAAACCGCCGAAACAGATAGTAGAATTAAAAGCGGTGAAGACCACTTGTTATTTGGCGTTAAATTTGGTGCATCCAAAACTGGTTATCACACCCAAGAAGCTAAAGACAAATTATCGATTATTGCAAAAAACCGTGGCTTGGGTGGCTATGTAAAAGGCTCCGGGCGTGGTAAAAAAGGATGGTATAAAAATATATTCTGTGATTCCAGTTGGGAACTAGCATATGTAATATACACTTTGGACCACGGAAAATCCATTGAAAAAAACGAGCAATTTAGAACATACGATTATGAAGGCGTTGTAAAAAAATATCTGCCAGACTTTATAGTTGATAATAAAATTATAGAAATAAAAGGGTATAGGTCCCCACAGTGGGAAGCCAAGTTGAAATGTAACCCTGATATAGATGTTCTATATAAAGAAGAAATGAAGCCAATTCTTGAATATGTAATCCAAAAACATGGCAAAGATTTTATAAAGTTATACGGAGGATAGGGGCGCAGGGCGCTGAGCGGTCTTGAAAACCGTCCCATCTAGGAATAGGTGAGAGTTCGAATCTCTCAGCTTCCGCCAAAAATACTAGTTATTATAAAGCACTTTCTATCCGAAAGAAGACATGTGGGTTCATCCATGAAAATTGCTTTATAATACACTTTTCTGGACTGGGGATTCCTGGTTGACGTATAGCGTGGAGAGTGTATCGGAAGTTGCCCACTACAGCGGTCTGTAAAACCGTCCCTAAAGGTAGTGAAGTCAAGGCACGTGGAGCGTTACCATCAACTTCCACCAATTTTGCGCTTTAGTGTAACGGCAACACATCCCCGAATGGGCTGCTTAAACGGTTCGATTCCGTTGTATGTTGGACAAGCATCATTGAAGTATAGGGTTCGACTCCCTGGCGCAAATTTATTTTTGGAGACTGAAACTTAACAGTTGATTCATTCCTAGCCCTGACACAGGGTGGCAGCTGGTCAAAGTTAAGCGGATAAAGTGGACGACATATAGGTAAGTGACTCGGCTAACGCTGATATCGGCCGCCCGTGTGTAGGCTGTCTCCATCCTTGTTTTGCATCCTTAGCTCAGGGGTAGAGCGTTTGATTTACATTCAAAGGGTCCGCGGTTCGAAACCGTGAGGATGCACCAAGTTTTGTAAGTGTTAGCAAGAGAAAGTCACGCTGTCTAGGTTTGTTCGAACTACCGAAACAGTAAAAGGCCACATTGGAAGAAAAAAATCTCTATAGTTTAAAGGAAGAACGCCAGCCTTTCACGCTGGTAATGCGATGTCGGGATTCGCTAGGGATACCAAATAATAATGTAAAGCGGAGTTCGATTCTCCGTAGCGTTACCATATATAAACACATTTGATTCCCCTGTAGCTACCTTTGGGAGTTCGAAAGAATCAACGTAGCCAAATGTGTTTATATATGGTATTATGAAGGAGTAATTACCTTCACCATATTCGGAAGTCATGACTCCGAAGAATCCGTAGTCGTCTAATTGGCAAGACAGGCCCGTCACTGGCGCCCAATGCAGGTTCGAGTCCTGCCTACAATGAGTTTGCATATTGAAACACATTAGAACACGCCCCTAGTACCCAGCATGTCGAATCAATGGCGGAATGTTGAGTGTATTTCAATATGGTATAAAAAACATACTTGATCCTAGACATAGTCTAGGTAGTAAGGACAGGACACCATCCGTTCAATGAAAAAGTCTCAAGTGCGTTTCCATATGGTATAAAAATATTCTGTCTAACTTGTCAACATATAAATAGTATTATGATTTACACAGACAAGTTTGCCTTTATACATATTCCAAAAACATCTGGGATGAGTATAAAGAAAAGTATAAAACTAAATTGTCCTGATGCAATATACATGCCTAGGAATACATTTAGCACAGCAAACTTTATACCTAGTGAAGATTGGCGTATAGTCATGCACTACCCCTACAGCTATTGGGAATTATATACTCAAGATAAATGGGTATTTTCAGTTGTAAGGAACCCATTTATCAGAGCTGTTAGTTTTTATGTTTACTTAAAGACAACTTATACTTCGTCAAGCAAGTTTACTAGTTTAACCTTTGAAGAATTATATACTAAAAAAGAAAATGCGCATATAGACATTTCAAGCACTTCTCAAACTAAGTTGTTAACTGGTAACAATAATAACATGGTCCCAAATATTTTTAAATATGAAGATGGCTATGCTGACATTGAAGATATATTAGGTTTTAAGATATCTCAAAAAATTAATATTACTCCAGCATATAATTATTTAGACTACTACAACGAATCTCGAGAAAAGTTAATCATTAACTTATTTGAAGAAGATTTTGAAAACTTTAATTACAGCACTATCTTAACATAAAAGGATACTATACATTGAAAATTACTAGTATAAAAAAGAACTGGATTAGTGAAGTTAATGATATTGACTGCGGAAATCTTTCTAATACAGAAAAAGAAATAGTATACGATTTGTACGCAACTCAAAAGGTTGTTATTTTTAAAAATCAAAATTTAAATAATATACAATTAAAAGAATTTTGTAGTATATTTGGGAATGTTTGGGACAGCTCGAAAGAAAAATATAGCGGTCTAACTCAATCTATAAATCAAGGGCACGAAGATAATTTTGTTGAAACAGTAAGTGAAAGCGGATTATTAAAGTCTGGAACAATTCCTTGGCATATTGATCTTACACACTTTCCTTCGCAACTTCTTCCTAATAGAATTTTATATGCTATTGAGTTAGAAGGAGCGCCCACAGGTACAAAATTTGTTGACACTATCCAGGGTTTACATTTAATAGATAATTCAGTTCGAGAGTTTTTAAAAGAAGCAACAGCATTATGTAAGGCACCATACACAACTCCGTGGGACTGCTATGTGCGGCGCCCAGCTATAAATTGGCATCCGGTACACAATGATTATGGATTAGTTGCTGATGAATTATTTACTCAATGGATAGATGGTCTTCCGGAAGGAACAAATTATATAGAGTGGTTTCGAAATAACATAATTAATAAAATGATAAGCGACGAAACCATGTATCTACATAATTGGAGTATTGGAGATTTAGTAATTTACGATAATTGGAGTACTATTCATTATAGAGATGCGTTTATAGGGAAGCGTAAATTAAAAAGGGTTACTTGGGATCAAGATTGGTGCAAGTATATTGGAAATAAAAATATTGTATCTAAATTGTTAAAGAATCACTTGACAGATGATAAATAACTGTGTATAATAAACACATACAACGAAATAAAAGAGAAATGAAAATGACTACACAACAGAAACACATGCAGAAACATATTTGCATTCGCTGGTTTAGCGAAGGGGGTTCCTGTTGACGTCTTAGTTTTCATAACTAAAAGTTAAACAAAACCCCCGAAGTAGATAATACTCCGGGGGTTTTTTATTGCGTAAAGGAAAAATAAAGTTTTATGTATCGCTAGAGTAATGGCAGCACCTTAGTGTGCCTCTCTTAGAGTGTGCCCCGCAAGTCCGTAGTGAAACTAGGCATCACCGCGAACTCCAAATCCGCTATTTTCCGTTCAAATCGGAACGGACTTGCAGGGTACATTTTATCAAACTCTTCTATTTTTGCCATGAGATCAAGCAACGACAATGAACATTGCGTGTTTTTGCTTTGATTTGCTACATGTTGCATTAGTTGACAATTAGCAGGATGAGATATGATACAGGGATCGACATTATTTTTAAAACCGTGCGTTACGGAATACATATGATCTCTAGAAATACCGTTAATATTTTTAATCCCTTTTCTGGAACCAGGAGTTGAGTACCAGCCATGATTTTGAATTAATCCAGAAGCAGTTTGAAACCAATCTGGATATGAACTAATACCAAAATTAAACCTACATTGGTAAGAATATTGTTTTTTGGTATCAATAATATCGGGATGAATTGTTTTTACAGTTTTAGAATACCAAGTTTTTCCAGTAAACTTACATTTACATAGATATATACGAGTATATTCACCTAAATATTCTACTGAAACTTTTTCATATTTGGCTAATAGCGTAGTTCTAATTTTTAGTTTAGTGCTATCGGATAGTATTCTACCAGTATTAAGATGGCTAGCCCGACATGACTTACAGCAGAATTTAGGATTGAGTGTATTTGTTTTACAATACAAACATTTTTTAATTTGTCGTTTTGTTGAATGCTTGGAAGAGCAAGCAACGGAACAAAATTTTCGTATGCAGTTTTTATTTGTCCTCAGAGGGAAAAACATTGATTGACATTGATTACATTTAAACATATGTTTATTTATCATTTCGTTGGGTCGGGGTTCGAGTCCCTGGCGGTATGCCAAGTTTAATGCTTCGTAGCTCAGTGGTAGAGCAAACGGCTGATAACCGTTAGGTCACTGGTTCAATCCCAGTCGAAGCAACCATGTGTTCGTAGCTCAGAGGAAGAGCATCTGGCTTTTAACCAGAGGGTCGAGATTTCGAAATTCTCCGGACACACCAGATTTGATGGGGGTTAGTTAAATGGTATAACAGCGGATTTTGATTCCGCTATCACAAGTTCGATTCTTGTACCCTCTGCCAGTGTTATGTGCGTGTGTAGCCGAATGGTTAGGCCCGAGATTGCAAATCTCGATCATGCAGGTTCGACTCCTGTCACGCACTCCAGTTTAGGTAATGTAGCTCAGTTGGTTAGAGCATACGGTTCATACCCGTAGGGTCGGTGGTTCGAATCCACCCATTACCACCAAGTTTGCCCCTGTAGCTCAATTGGACAGAGTGTCGGTCTTCGAAACCGCGGGTTGGGAGTTCAAATCTCTCCGGGGGCACCAGTTTTATGGAGTTTGTGATGTAATGGTAGCATCAGAGATTGTGATTCTCTTTGCGTGGGTTCGATTCCCATCATTCTCCCCAAGTTTGCAACTTTAGCTGATATGGTTATAGCGGTGTCTTGAAGCGACATTGAAGTAGGTTCAATTCCTACAGGTTGCACCATTATGGTTGACAGCGGCACAAACGGTGCTATAATATATATATAAAGCACAAAAAGCACAAGATGAACTATAACCACTTAGTAGAACCAGTAAAAAGTTTTGAAGAATTGCAGGGACAGATTCTTTGTAAAGTAGTAAATTTGGGCGGTGATGAACTACGGTTTCACCTAACTGAACAGCACTATGTGAGAATGTATCACAGTCAGGATTGTTGCGAGTCAGTGTACATCGAAGACATTGTAGGCGACTTAGATGACCTAGTAGGAACTCCACTGTTGCTGGTTGAAAAAGTCAGCAGCTACGAAGGTGAGAGTAGATCTGAGGAAAGTGAAACTTGGACATACTATCGTTTTAGAACTATCAAAGGCAACGTAGACATTCGCTGGTACGGAAGTAGCAACGGATACTACAGTGAAAGTGTAGATATTGAAATTGTAGGTAAGGAGTAAAAATGCGTAAACTAGCTTCTATTCGTAAAATTGATACTATTCGCCCAATTGAAGGTGCGGATGCTATTGAATGTGCAGTTATTGGTGGTTGGACTGTGGTTGTTAAGAAAGGCGAATTTGCCGCTGGCGACCTAGCAGTCTATTGTGAAATTGATTCATGGATTCCGCATGCGCTAGCACCATTCCTCAGCAAAGGCAACGAGCCGCGAGTGTATGACGGTATTGCAGGCGAACGCTTGCGTACTATTAGACTGCGTGGACAACTATCGCAAGGATTGTTGCTGCCAGCAAACATCGGCGGTATTTGTGTTCTTGGTCTTGAAGTAGGAATGGATGTTTCTGCTATCCTTAGTATCACCAAGTATGAAGCTCCTATTCCTGCATGTCTTGCTGGTGAAGTTAAAGGTATGTTTCCAAGTTGGCTTCAAAAGACTGATCAAGAACGTATTCAGAATCTAAAGGAAGAACTTGCATACTGGGCTAAAGAACAGCATGCTTGGGAAATTACTGAAAAGCTAGACGGTGCGTCAATGACAGCTTACTTGCGTGATGGAGAGTTTGGAGTTTGTTCACGTAATCTTGATCTCAAGCCAAGCGAAACTAACAGCCTGTGGAAAGTTGCAGTTGCCAATGATCTAGAATTAAAACTTCGTCGTGCTAATCGTAATATTGCATTGCAAGGTGAACTGATTGGAGAAGGTATTCAAGGTAATCCATATAAGAGCAAAGGACAAGATTTTTTCTTGTTTGACATCTACAATATTGATACCAACAAGTACTTTACTCCTGCAGAACGAAAAGCATTCGTTGATGAGTTTGATATTAAACATGTGCCTGTTCTTGGAACCCTCACAATGGATGAGTCAACTACCATTGCTGATCTGCTAATGTCTGCAGAAGGTAAGTCAGTTATGGGAATGGTTGGTTGTGAACGAGAAGGACTTGTGTTTAAGATTCTAGATATGCAATGTTCGTTCAAAGCAATTTCTAATAAGTTCTTATTGAAAGGCGGTAATTAATATGGACAAAGTAATTAGAGACGGAAAAGTTGCTGTACTATACAGTCCAGGGCACGGCGCTGGTTGGAGCTCTTGGGGCCACGGCGACTATGGCAACAAAGCGCTGTTTGATCCTATGGTAGTACAGTGTGTTGAAACAGGAGACTTTGATAAGTTGAACACTTACATGACTCTTTGGTATCCAGATATGTACACAGGCGGCATGGACAGTTTGGAAATTGCTTGGCTTCCAGAAGGTACATTGTTCCGTATAAATGAATATGATGGTAGTGAAAGTATTGAAGTAAAAGAAGAAATGGATTGGATGATAGCATGATGTATATTAATAAACGAGATGTAGAAAAGATTTTAGAAGTTATGAACAAGTTTCCAGACGCAGAATCCTTTGCGCTAGCACATGAAGCTAGTTCAGGTATTGGCAGTGTAATTACCCTTACTATTCGAACGCAAGTAAATGAGTTAGACGGTGAGTTTAATGTAGAAATTGCAGGCGTGGAAAATTGGTAATGAAAATTAAATTTGATAAACAAACAATGCCAGACGAACTGTACAATTCGCTACTACAGCACTTTGTAAATGAAGCAGTAGGGCTTGGTGTAGAAGTAAACAAGTTTACCCAATTTAATGATTGGATTGTTGAATGTAATATAGATGCAAAAGCATCAGTACATTAAATAGGTTGACAACGGCCTATAATATGTTATAATGTACGTATAAACAAAAAGAGGCTCACAATGGCAGATATTTGGGTAATCAGCGATACACACTTTAATCACGCAGGTATCTTGAACTTCACCGACTGTGACGGCAAGGCTACTCGTGGCGATCGTTTTACGGACGTGACGGATATGGACGAGCAAATGATTACCAACTGGAACAGTGTTGTTAAGCCTGGTGACAAAGTCTATCACCTGGGTGATGTGTTGTTTGGTATGGACAAGCCGGCGTGGTTGGATGCTAACTTCAACAGATTGAACGGCAAAAAGCGTTTGGTTGTTGGCAACCACGACAACATCAAATTGTTGGGCAACTACTTCAGCGAAGTTATGCTGTGGAGAATGTTCCCCGAGTTTGGTTTGTTGCTGACTCACGTTCCTGTACACAACAGTACATTGGGCGAGAGTCATAGATTTGGCGAAGGCAGTATGTTAAATGTACACGGACACATTCACCAAAATCCTCCACCGTCGCCTAGCCACAGATGTGTAAGTGTAGAGCAAATCAACTACACACCTATCAACATTGACGAGTTAAGAGTACGATGAGTGACTTTGGATTTTACCTAGTAGCAGGAGTGTTGATTGTATTGTTCTATGGTGAGCCAGACTTACATGACGCACTAATATCCTATCTAATGAGGGACTAAATGTTTGAACATCGTCTGTATGACATTGAAAAGTGGGAACAGGGCAAGATTAGATCTTGCTCTGTACTCCATCTCGTGCTATAATATATACATTGCAAGGATACATAGTCTTTGACAATCACTAGAAATAGAACCGGAACAATTATGCGAACACAGCCACAAAGTATTATTTCATCGCTAGAGGATCATCCTAGTCGTCTTAACAAAGAAGGCATTCTTGAATCTGCAATGCAAGAAGGACTAGACGAGTTCTTTGAAGGTGTGCGTATGGCACTAGATGCTATGATCACATTCGGTGTTAAAGCAGTTCCAGAACGTTCAGATGTACTTACAGGACAGGGGCTTGATTGGCCTACATTTAAAGTACTTGCCGATCAATTGATCAACCGTGAGCTTACCGGACATGCTGCTCGTGATGCAATTGAACTTGCAATGAGTGTTGCTACCACAGCACAGTGGAACGGCTTTTATCGTCGTATCCTTATCAAAGACTTGCGATGCGGTGTAAGTGAAAAGACTGTAAACAAGGTTGCTAAAGACTTCCCGCAATATGCAGTTCCTGTGTTCACTTGCCAACTTGCACACGACAGCGCCAATCACGAAAAGAAGATGACTGGTAAGAAACAGATTGAAGTTAAACTAGATGGTGTTCGAGTTATTACTATTGTCCGTATGGACGGGCGTATTAATATGTTTAGTCGCAATGGCAAAGAATTTCATAACTTTGGACACATTATTAAAGAAATTGAAACTGTAGCTAAATTTGATCCACCGCCATATGATTTGGTTTTGGACGGAGAAGTAATGAGTGCTAACTTCCAAGACCTAATGAAACAGGTACATCGCAAGGACAATGTAACAGCAAGCGATGCTGTACTACATTTGTTTGACTGTGTTCCGTTAGATGAATTCCAAAAAGGTGTATGGAATAAGCCACAGAACGTCCGTAGTCAACTTGTAGTACATTGGGTTGCAAAACACCAGGCGTTCTTACAGCACGTACAAGCGCTTGAGTGGGAAGATGTTGACTTAGACACTGTAGAAGGTGAACAACGCTTTGTAGAGCTGAATAAAGCGGCTGTAGACGGAGGATATGAGGGTGTTATGATCAAAGATGTGGACGCAGGATATGAGTGCAAACGCAGTCATGCTTGGCTCAAAGCCAAACCATTCATTGAAGTAACATTAAGTATTACCAATTTAGAAGAAGGAACTGGACGCAATGAAGGAAGACTTGGGGCTTTTGTATGTGCTGGGCAGGATGACGGCAAGGATATACGTGTTAATGTGGGCAGTGGTTTTTCAGATGAGCAGAGATCCACTTTTTGGCATACTCGGGATTCTCTTATTGGTCAGCTTGTTGAAGTTAGGGCAGATGCTGTAACACAGAACCAAGACGGCACCTACAGTTTGCGTTTTCCGCGTTTTAAAACATTCCGCGGATTTGAACCTGGCGAAAAACTATGAAAGAAGTTGACAAGTTTTGCCAAAAGTACGATGCTTATGTGCGTGAAAGTAGTCGTATGCATCGCAGACTTA